ATCAATAACATCATCATCTTTTTTTGTTTCAAGGATGGTGGATCCTACAACAGGTTCTGGTTTATAAAAACTCTCTTCGTAAGTTCTAAATGTTTTTTGTTGTGGAATTAAATCTTCTAAAGGAACTAAATCACTCTCTCCAAAACCAGAAAGATCTATACCCTGGCCTTTAAAATATTCTACCGCTGCTGGTATTGTAATGCCAAGGCCCGCAGCAATTTGCGCAAGTGTTATCGCTTGGGCTACCATTTAATAATATACATATTTCTTTTTCTCACGTGGTTGATCCTCATAATCATCATTTAGTGATATAAAGTTACCCTGACGATATCTCATCAGGGCTTGTGTCATTGTATCAACTAAATCATCGTACTCACCATAAGGAAAAGCTGCGCATTCTTCAATCATTTCTTCTGCAAAGTGTTTTTCAGGAGCCCACACAACCCCGCTTTCAAAAAGTGGAGCTACTGCGTTTACACGTGAAATTTTATCATTACCTTTTGATGGACTAAAACTAACAACAGGAATTCCAACTTGTCTAAGCTCCTGGATCAAAGGTTGACCACTTGCTTTTGCTTCAACAATAATTGTTTCTGGCTCCCAATATTTGTATTGCTCCAGGGCAACTTTTTTTAATTCAGGAAACTCCCAACGATCTTTTATACAATCTAAAAGTATAATATTATCTTTATTAAACTCGCTTCGAAAAACGCCCCAGGTGCTAATCGCACTAAAATCTGCGGTATCTTTTTTACTAAATGCTGTATCATAACTTTGTATTACATGTTGAAGCGGTGGTACTTGTTCTTTTTTCCAGATTTTCCACCATTCTCTTTTTACAATTGCACCTATTTCAGAAGTTGGTTGTTGTTGATATTGAGCTTCCCAAGACATAACAGGTAAGTTTGCCTTAATTTTTTCTAATTCTTCTAGTGCCCAGTATTCAGGCCATATTGGTTTTCCAGATGGTAATATCGCTGGAAACTCTATGACCTCCCATTCATCTGCATTATTTTCTCCAGCTAATTTTATTAATCTTCCTGTAAGATCTCTTTCTGACCATCTAGTCATAACAATGACAATTGCTCCTCCAGGTTGTAAACGTTGTCTTGGGCCTGATAGATACCAGTTGTAAGCATTTTCAAAAGCAGTATCATTAATATTTTGCTCTGAATGAGGATCATCAATAATTAATAAATCCGCACCTCGACCAGTTATAGCACCACCAGTACCTGCACCAAAATATTCGCCCTCATGATTTGTTTCCCAACGGCCCGATGCTTTTGAGTCTTGTTTTAAACTTACATTTTTAAATATTTTACGATACTCAATATCGTTCATTAAGTTTCTCATCTTTCTACCAAACCTGTATGAAAGTTCAGCAGTGTGAGTTGCCTGTATTATTTTTGTTTTTGGCTTGTTGCCCATTAACCAAGCAGGAAACAAGTAAGATGCAAACTCTGACTTTGTATGTCTTGGTGGCATATTAACAATTAATCGTTTTGTTTTACCTTGAGCGATCTCTTCAAACTTTTTTGCCATGATCCTATGATGATATCCATCGATAAAGTCTGGCCAAACCATTTTAACAAAATGTAAGAAATCACTTTTTGCCTTTAGTTGATCATCATGCATAGCAATTGCTAGCATTAACCTCAATTCTTCATCCGAATACTTTGAAAATTTATTATTTTTGGTTTCCATTGGGACTCCTAGGCCTTTTTATACTAAAAAAAGGGGGTATACCCTAGAAAAAACTTTCCATATGAAAATTTGTTGGCTGAAAATTTAAAACTTGCACGTGCTGCTAGCGGCGCACGACCGCTGGGCCATTTTTGGGGTGCCAGGAACCGCAGAATCCTGCCATTTTTTTCATTTTTTACAGGTACCCTAGGCTTTTTTATAATTTTTCCTGGTTTTCTGCCCCTGATCCACTTAAGTTACAATAATAAAAATTATCGTAAGTTATAATTGGCGCATTTCCTACGTTTTTTTGTGCCTTTTTACCAAAAATTCCTGGATCTTGGCCCATCCAACCGCCAATATTGGTACGTTTTGCATGTTTTTTTGCAGATTTCCCACGTTCCATGCCCCATATAGAATTTCTCCCTCTCCGTGAGAAAGCTTCGCAAGTTCATCATACACTAACACATATGCACATTGATCAGATTGTTCTGATATTCTTTTAGACATAGCAATTTGATGAGGACTAAATTTAATTCTTCCAGATCTTGCGATCTTTGTTTCTACAAAAAGTGTATCCATTTGTGGTGCAATACCAATCATGTCTGGGAAGCCTAATACAGTTGTAGTTTCAATCCTGTACCAATGATAAATCGTCATATGTTTCCTTATTAATTTGACAAAGTTAGACTCTTTCATGCTACAGTAAATCTATGGATCAAAACAAAATTATAGGGTTACACTTATGAAAGTATTTTTACTTGTTATAAGTCTGTGGGGTTTCAATGGTGAAGGCTGGGTATACACTGGTAATCAATTAGTATTACAAGAAAAGTTTAGTGAGTTAAGTGAATGCGAACAGTTAGGACGTAAATTTTTAAAATTTGATATGAACAAATATTTTACATTTAAAGTACAATGCATCGAAGACATTCGTAAAGACATTTAGTCTTCAATCATCTTAGCTTCTTGTTTATCTGGTGTAACATCAATGACATCTTCTTCACCTCTAATGCCAACACCTTTTCGCTGTAACTCATCTAGCTTTGCAACAAGTTGCTCTCTAGATAAGTTTTCAATTGCACTCTCCATTCTTATTGTTGGATCATATAAACCAGATGCTTTACCTCTCATGCCTTCAGCATTGATGGCAGCTGAATAATGTTCTTTCTCTTCAGCACGTTTACCAAGTTCATCTAATCTAGCTAAATGTTTGTCCATGTTTACAGCATACTTATCCTGTAATTCTTTTTTTAAATCATAAATGGCTTCTGCCACCAATGGATATTTATTT